GCAGTTAAAACAATGGCTGAATCTTTTGCACAATTAAGATATGGTTCTAATCCTTCAGAAGGTGATATCATATTAGATGTTTCAGGTGACGGCACAAATGCTGTAGATGGGACAACAACATTTGAACTAAAAAGACATAATGGAAAATCCACGGTAACAGCAGAAAGTTCTGCTAACGTTAGTGTAGTTGATTTAACCGCACATACTGGTAACACAGTTAGTATGTATATGAGAGTTAATGATGGCACAAACGTTGCTGTTCAATTTAGAACTGACGGTGATTCAGATGGAAATGCAAGTGTTGATGACATGGTTCAGGATATTAATAGTGCTATAAGTAGTGCTAATGCAAGCCTTTCATTCACAGCGAATGTGATTGCATCTAACAACAATGGTAAAATCAGTATATCTAATACCGATGGTACAGACATTTTATTATGGGAAGGTGATGTAGCAGGGTTTGGACCGGCAAACATTAATTTAGTTTCAGATTCACCTTACAGTAACTTTGAAGCATTAAGTTTCACAGCAAAAGCAACAGCATTAACAGGCACTTTAGCAGATGGAACACTATGGTATGATTCAGTTGTAAGTACAGATAATGTTGATATTTTAGTCAACGACAGTGCTAGTGGTTGGGTTTCATATTATTATGATGTTCAAGTTAAAGGCAGTGAACCAACAAAACAAAGTGATGGTTCAAGCAGTCTAGTAACAGGTGATTTATGGATTGATGGAAGTGATTTAGAAAACTATCCTAAAATTTATAAGTGGTCTGGTACTGCATGGGCATTAGTTGATAACAGTGATCAAGAAACACCAGACGGTATTGTATTTGGTGATTTTAGAAGTTCTTCATCAGGTTCATTATTTAGTTTTGCTCCAATATCAAGCAGATTCCCTGTAGGAATGATGGCATGGAACAAATCTGCAAGTGGTGGTAATGTTAAAAAATGGAATGCCACAAACTCTTATTGGGCAGACGAAAGTGGTAACAAATCAGATGGCTCACCTTACATGTTGAGAAAGGCTCAGAGACAAGTGGTTGTAAAACAATTACAATCTGCTTTAGCAAGTAATCAAGATATCAGAAACGAAACAAATAGATTTAATATTGTTGCTGTTCCTGGTTATCCTGAACTTGCTGATGAGATGATCTCATTGGGTGTTGACAGAAAGAACACTGTATTCAGTGTTATTGATTCACCATTTAGATTGGCTGCAGATGCTACAAGTACAAGTGCTTGGGCAAACAACAGTAACAATGCAGGTGAGAACGGTGAAGACGGTCTTATAGCAAGTGATCCTTATGCCGCAGTATACTATCCACATGGTTTATCAACCAACTTGGATGGTTCAAGTGTGTTTGTTCCAGCATCACATATGGCATTAAGAACTATTGCATTTAATGACCAGGTTGCTTTCCCATGGTTTGCACCAGCAGGCTTCCAGAGAGGACTTGTAAACAATGCTAGTTCAACTGGTTACCTGGATTCAGTAAGTGGAGAATTCCAACCAGTAGCATTGAGTGAAGGACAAAGAGATAGTTTATATGCAGACAAAGTTAATCCGATTGGGAACTTCCCAGGAAGAGGTCTTGCTGTATTTGGACAAAAAACTCTTAACCCAACATCAAGTGCATTGGACAGAGTTAACGTTGCAAGATTAGTAGTTTACTTACGTGAGCAACTAGACGACGCAGTTAAACCATTCTTGTTTGAACCAAACGATGAAGTAACTAGAGCTAATGCCAAAGTGGTTGTTGATAGACTACTTGGTGAGCTAGTTGCACAACGTGGTTTGTTTGATTTCATCACAGTATGTGATACAACAAACAATACTCCAGCAAGAATCGATAGGAATGAATTGCACATTGACATCGCTATACAGCCAGTCAAAGCAGTAGAATTTATCTACATTCCAATCAGAATCCAAAACACTTTGGGCTCAACAGCATAAGTTTAATTAAAACTTACTTAAAGGGCGGTTTTTCCGCCCTTTTTTTATATCAGAATTAAAACTAGAGTTAATTATTTGACCGCTATTCTGATAAATATTGTTATAATACAGAGCTCTTTAGGAGAAAAATATGGCAGTATCAAGTGCAACAACAGAAACCAAGAGTAAGTTTGGTGTACCTATAACAGGACAAACTGGTTCTGGTATCTTAATGCCAAAACTAAAATATAGATTTAGAGTAAGTCTATTAAACAACTTCGGCGGAAATGCTGAAACTAAAGTTTTAACACAGAATGTTCAAAGTGTGAAAAGACCTACGATTCAGGTTGAAGATGTAGTAATTGATAGTTACAACTCAAGATCATATTTGCAAGGCAAACATACATGGGAACCAATTACCATTACTGTAAGAGACGACATCACTAACCAAGTTGCAAAACTTGTTGGTGCCCAAGTTCAAAGACAGTTAAACCACTTCCAACAATCAACACCTGCTTCAGGTAGTGATTACAAATTTGACACTCAAATAGAAATATTAGATGGTGTTAATGCAGGTGCAAGTGAAGTTTGGTTCTTAGAAGGTTGTTTCTTAACTACCGTGGACTACAGTGACAGTGATTACAGTGCTAACGATCCAGTACAAGTAATTATGACCGTAAGATATGACAACGCAATTCACTTTGAAGGTGATAATGATGTTAATGGTAGAACTGTAAGCGGAAACCCATTCCCAGAAACAGTAGAAACAGGCACAACCACATTAGGTTAATCTAAGAGGTTAACCTATGAGGTTTCTTAACTTCGGTGGCGGACAGCGGAAATTCTTTGCTAGGGATTTCCGTAACGCCTATCAATTCAGACCTGATGTTGCTCCACCACGTCAAAAATTTCAAGGCTATGTAAATTTTGTTGTAAACAGAGATTTACCAAAAAACATTGCCCTTGATGATATTAATTTTAGGACACGAATTAGTTCATTGGTGAAGACAGCAACATTTCCTGATGTTGGTTTTAGAACAGAAGTAAAAAATAAATTTAATCGTAAAAAAATCGTTCAAACAGGATTGGAATATGGACCTGTGAGTTTCACTGTTCATGATACAATACAAAATGAATGGCTTACATTATTCATGAGATATTATTCACATTATTTCATGAACCCCAGAAACAAATTCAAAGACAGTGAAAGAGATCCAATTTCCATAGGTAGAGGCTTAACTGAATATGAGCCATCTATTTTAGGAGATAGTTCAACTGGTAATTTTGACAGCAATGCCTTTGGTATGAATTTGTCTGAAACAAAATACTTTTTTGAAAGAATAGATTATGTTTTATATCACGGCAATACCGGTGTACAATACAGTTTAATGAATCCTGTAATGACCAGAATAAGATTCAGTGAAATAGATTACAGTTCAAGTGACACTATGGATTTTCAAATGGAATTTGATTATGAAAATTTCACAACTACAAATAAGTTAAATTTTGAACTAGGACAAAGTGATTTATCAAGATTTGAAACAATAGAGAAACCTGAAAATTTACCTGGTTATGTAAATGGTAAAAAACCAGTTGCTATCACAACAAGCAAGGATATGGATTTGGGTATCACGGGTGATAGATCAACAAAAAGAACCAGAACACCACAAATTTTATTGGATACATTTACTGCTCCAACAAATGAAATTTTAGCAGATGCATTAAATCAACAACGACCAACATATTTAGGTCCTGCAGAAACTTCTGAAAATGGAGGAGCATCAGGATTTTTTGGAAAGGTTGGGGAGTTTTTGGAAAATAATCCTTTTGGAAGAATTGTTGACAGAGCCCTCAGTGCTAAAATTAATGGACAAGATCCTAAAGAAGCGGCCAAAGGTGCTCTTGCAGGAGAAATTAGTACTGCAATAAGCACACCCAAAGAAGGAGATATATTTGGAGGCAGAGGTGTTACTGCACCTGATTTAGTAAACAGATGGACAGGAAAAACAGGTACACAACCTGAAACAGGTGGTGGAGATACATAATGGCAAGTTCAAGTTTATACGATACATTTGGAAATGAATTAAGATACGATGTTCTTAAATCCACTCTAACTACTTTTTTGGAAAACGCAACTATTAAATTTCCATTACCTCAAGCAAGTTCAGAGATACTGGGTAATTTAGAAGAAAACTCACTGGATAAAATTAATCCAGAAGTATTGACACAAGTTAAAACAAGACTTCAAAGAATAGGTTTCAAAGAAGCAAATGCTAATGCACTGTCTATTGTTTTAATAAAGGTAGCAGAATCTTTAGGAACAAGTCCTATGGAATTCTTTAGCATAAATGAAAACACATTAAAAATAACCAAAGATGCTTATGATGCCATAAATGCTATGAGACCTAAAGGCAATAGAATTAATCTAGTAGTACCAAAAACAAATTCCAAAAGTCCTGCAAACAAACTCATAAAGGCATAATATGGCTAGATTTGCAAACGGCAAATATGAAGTACAAAATGCTCACAAGTTTGTGGGAAAATCTTTACCTACTTATCGTAGTAGTTGGGAATTAGCATTTATGAGAATGTGTGATAGTCACCCCAACATATTAAAATGGGCAAGTGAAAATATCAAAATACCCTACAGAAATCCAGCCACAGGAAAATATGCAAACTATGTTCCTGATTTTATGATTCAGTACATAGATAAAGATGGTACAGAACATGTGGAACTTGTGGAAATCAAACCTAGCACCCAAACAACATTGGAAAATGCTAGGAATAAAGGAGATGCTTTTCAGACTGCCATAAATGCCGCTAAATGGACTGCGGCACAGGAATGGTGTAAACGTAAAGGCATACGTTTTAAAGTTATAAACGAAGACCAAATATTCAGAAGTAATAAACCACGTAAGCCAAAGAAACGAATCTCCCGCCCTAGAGTAAAATAAATAGTATTATGACAAAGAAACTGGAAGAAGAATTTAATTTGCCACCTATAGATGAAGTACAGGAGATTATAACTTCAAAAGAAGAAACTGAAGAAGTGATTGAAGAAACACAACAAGCATTGAGCGTTAGTGAAAAAATTAATGCGGCTTTTAAGGAAATTAAAGGTTTAGAAGATCACGAAACTGAAATGAGTGACATAGCCAAAAAGGCTATAGAAAGTTATGAAACACTAATGCAACTGGGTATGAATGTGAGTGATATGGCGGCTGGTAAAGTATTTGCAGAAGCAAGTAACATGTTAAAAATTGCTTTAGATGCCAGTGATGCTAAAACAAAAGCAAAACTACAACAAATAGATTTAATGTTGAAAAAAGCCAGAATAGATAAATTCAGTGATAAAGGAACAGGCGGAGAAGAAACAGTACAAGCCACAGTGTTTGATAGAAACGATTTATTAAAAATTATCAAAGGCGGAACAGACTAATCGTTCCAAGCAACTAGTTTAAACTTTTCTTCAGGTAAACCCAAAAACTTTGTAGTCCAAGCACTTTGTCCAACAAAATCCAAATGTGCCCATTCTGATTTTTTGTTTAATTTTTGTTTAGCAAAATCATTCCAATCTGTATCTGAAATTATTTTTTCTATTTGTATTTTTTTAAACTCTGTTTCATCTAAACTATTGCTATCCCATTCATAATGAAACAATTCAAACACATTATGTCTTTCATCAACATAATCCAAACTTATATCAATCCCCCATTTGGGTTTGATTCTGGATAACTTATATAACAATGGAAAACCATCTGCCCAATGATTTAATTGTTCAAGAGCATATCCATGGTAGCCTTTTCTTTCATATAAAAAAGCATGATTTATATGCGGACCTGATGTATAACTATCCATGTAATACCATTCTTTGCAAATAGCAGTACGCCAACGCACAAAATCAGTGTCTGTCATATTTGCTTTAGCATAATCCTGTTCTAAAGGACATAAATCAAAACCACTTTGATCAAAAAGATACAGTTTATTTTTACTGGGACAGCCCATTTCTTCTATTGCATTACCCCATGTGCCTCTACTGTTAAAAAGATTTTCAGTTTTGTTAAACATACAACTATTTATTTTAAAAATTATTTTATTAATCTGATAAATAAGTGTGTTAATTGGAGTTTTTTATGGAATTAAAACAATACATTTCAGAAGCATTTAGTAAAGAATATGGCTTTAGAGTTAAAATTGCCGCAGATTGTGGAAGTGATCACATGGACATCATAGAAAAATGTCTAGCAAAATACAATTTAGTTAGTGCGGCTCCTTTTAAAAGGACTCCAATAGAAGAAAACCCACAAGAATTTTTAAGAGCCAAAGGTGCTAAATTTACTAGCGAAGTATGTAGCACAGACATAGTTTTAAAATATCCAGTTAACGAAAGAATTTTAGAAGTATGGTTAGCAGTAAATCTTGGATTAGACCATGAAAGAGTATTATGTTATGGTGTAAAAGAACCCAGAAGATTTGAAGCAGATATGGCCGCTGAAAGACTTGAAGCAGATCAAGACAGATTTGTAAATGAAGAAGATTCAGAATTAGCCAAAGAAGAAATGGCACATTATGAAGCAGAACAAGAGTTTGCTGAAGAAGGTCCTCTTTTTGGTGAAGAATTTAATAAAAAATTTCTAGACGAACTTAATAAAATCAAAGCAGAAAAAGGTGCTGATTATTTCCGTAATTACCCAAGCAAAGATGAACTAATGGGCGATGCTTTAAGACCGACATATGACACAATAGTTGGTACACCTAACATGGGTAGAGGTGCTGAAAGCACAAAACAAGTAGATAATATTGCTCAACACGGTACTAGGAGCAGATAATGAAATTAGATCAGATGTTTGAAAATCCATCACAAGGAGTCGCAATGGGCTCCAACATAGTTAAAAAAGAACTAGGTGGAAAAGGCTCTGGTCAAATGACAGCAAGAGCATTAGACCAATTATCAAGTGGTAATGCTTTAAGCAGAAATTTAATTGATGTATTAGAACCATATGCAAACGTATTAACTGATATTTTAGAAGATCCAAAGTATAGACAACGTTTCTTACAGATGGTCAGACAAATGCATCAGGATAAAATGCAAAGCAGAAAAAATCCAGAAGAATCAGTAAATGAAAATTATTCTGCAGGTCCTGAAGTAATGCCAGGTGCAGTTGAGCAACAAGATGATACAGAATCTGTATCATACAGCAAAACTAAAAAACAAGGTGATGCACAAGTCACTATTAGTGCAAATGCTGACAGTATGCAAGAACTACACGATATATTAAAACTTGCAGGCATCACATTACCTAAAACAGATAACGAAGAACCCGAACAAGAACAACCAGAAATGGAACCAGAAGTAGAAATGGATAGCGATTGTGGTTGTGATGAAGAACCAGGAAATGCTCCTTCAGTTTTAGTAAAACCTCAATTAGACAATCCTTCCTACAGTACAGACAAAGAAACTTTAATAAACGTATTAAAGGACAAACTTAAAAAAACTCTTTCTTAAAATGATCCAAGATCTTTACGTAGACGGATGTAGTTACGCATCTGGATGGGGCAAGGGTTTGGAAAAAACATTATTTAGGCCAAAATGGACTAATTCTTCTTCCTGGGTTGATACATTTACAGAATTTACAAATACAGAAAATTTGTGGAATCATTCTTTAGTAGTGAAGCCATTAGATATGCAGATTATAGATATTAAAAATTTCTGTGATCAATATTTAAAAAAATATAAAACATATAATAGATTATTTGTTTGTGTAGAATTTTCAAGTACAACTTATAAATCTTTTCAAACTGTAAAAGTTAGAGACGGCGAATTTAAAAATGAAATAGTTTACCCTGTTATATTAGCAAAAGCACAGGATATAGAAACAGAAAATTATATTATACATTATGTAAGAAAAACAAATGATTATTTAGATGTACAAGAACCAATGTTTGTAAAAATGGATGAAGATACAATAGATCCTGAAGATAGAAAACGTACTGAACAAAGTGCAAAAACTTGGTTTTTTGGTAGACATAATGCTTTTGTAGAACATACAGAATATACTTTCAAATGTGTGGCAAAAATTAAAAAGTTTTTATATTTAAGAAATATACCTTTTGTAATGTATTCTGCAGGAGTTTCAGACAATCACCCATATAAAGAATTTTTAGATTTTGCTCTAAGCCCTTTAAGTAAAGATAATAGACTTGTACCTTTAAGTGCATTTACAGGATTACAACTATCTGCAAAATATTCTTTAGAACAATATGCAAATCATCCTGATGAAAATGGACATTTTGCGATTGGAAAACATCTTTATGACTGGGTGACCAAACACGATCTTACAAAAAAACCTAATTCCAGCATAATTTCAATATAAATAACTATTATGGCTAGAGGAACAGCAGATACCAGTCTGGTTAAACAGGGCTATAGTAAAACAGCATATACACCAGATACTATAGAGGACTTTAAAAATTGTGCCGATCCGGCAACAGGTCCTCTA